ACGAAGCTCACCCCTGCGCTGTTGTCGATTACCGAGATGATGTCCGACTGACGGATAGAGCCCCCTTGATTGAGGGAGTTGATGAAGGTAGCCAGGTTTGTGCGAACCGTGCGATCTACTGTCGATTGGACAGCCCCTTGCTGATAAATCACGGTCGCCGTCACGTCCACGGGTACAGGTACCGCCTCTTTGACAAGGATATCGTAAGTGACCCCCTCGATCTGCTCCACGGCATCTTGAGTCGTTGACACCACAAAGTTCACGTCGTAGGCCACGGAGAAGTTTTCCGCGTGCTCGTAGTCTACAAGCACCCGCTGACCTGACTGGATCTGGCTGTTCTCTGTTCGCCGGATCGCCAACGCCCGAGTCGCAGAACCAGGGACAATGGAGTAATCCGAGAACCCAGAAGGATCATCGGGTCCACGATACTCCACCGTGCGACTAACGTTAAACACTCGGACGGTTAGAGGGTTGACTCCCAGGTTGCCCAGGAACTCGTCGAACTGCCCAATCATGATGCGCTGTTCGTTTTGGACTGTAAGCATGGCCCCCGAGGGGACCCCATCAACCGGAGTGATTCGCAGGAAGCTCTGCGCTTCCGTAGACCTACCCTTTTGGAGAGGATCGTCCGGGTTGATGAGCTGGAAAGATTCTTCCGGAAGGGGACCCGAGATCTGGCCCGTGACCGATACGACGTTGTTAACGGGTTGCCGAGTAAACGTGAAAGTCGTCGTGGTCTGATACCGGTAGTCCCCCAAAAGCACATCACCAAAGGTGAAGGGCGGCTGAAAGACGGCAGAGCTGAGCTGGATTGTCCGATAGTCCAAAACGCGGACATCCGTAAGATCGAAAAACTGACCCGAGGTAGCGTTCCTAAACCCAAGCCCTAGGTCTTGCCGATCAATGATCTCCGAGATGGGGTTCTCGGGGGAGAGCGTCTTGTCTTTGGAACGGAACACCAACTGGTTCGGGTTCCCGACAATCCCAAACTGCACATCGTTGGCCACTTCAAAGGTGAAGGCGAAGTTGTCCGTCACCTGGCCAATGGAAATCCCTCGAATCCAAACGTCGGCCTTACCACCCACATTGCGATTTGCTTCCGGGTCGTAATCCCGCTGCATGAGAGGGTCTCCGGCCGAGATCACCAAGGCTTGCTCCACCCCTGCGACATCTGCCACCACCTGGCGAATCCCTTGCTCAGTGCCGGAATCCACCGACGCCGGTGCGGACCTTGCCCGCTCTGACAGGCGAAGGTTTGAGTCACGGCCAAGTCCGCCGAAGGTGCGCGCTCGGTTCGTGACGGAAAGCCCTGGGAGGGCGCTCAGGATCGTCCTAATCTGCCCAGGAGACAAGTTACCTTGGGTTCCTGTCTGTTCGGCCTGAACCGTCACGTCGACCGAATACAGCCCCGTCACCGGGTTGAAGAAAGACCCAAGATCGGAAAGCGGGATCAGCGCGTCCGATGTCGTCACAAAGGTTACACCCCCCGATGCCACCCGAGTCCCAAGCCCGATGAAAAGGGACTGAGAGGGGCGGTTGGAAGTGAAGAAGGTGACAAGACCACGAGCACGCACGCCGGGGCGACGAAACACACTTTGACGTGACGCAAGCTGATCAAAGGTGGTGTCTATAATGACCTGTACATCATTCGGGTTCGAGAGGTCGAACACTCGCTGAAGCCCCTGCTTGTAAGGTGACCGACTAACAGGGGTCGACTCTCCATTCGGCTCGATGCCATCAATCTGCAAGAGCGTGTCGAAGGACTGAGAACGGTACAGGAAGTCTACGAGAAAGCGAAGACGGGATGCCTCATCCGCGAAGGGATCAATGAAGGTGTCTCGAAGAACACCACCAGGGGCCACGTTTGCCGTAGGTTGGGTACGTCGAAGCGACGAAATTACATCCTCAACGATCTGAATCCGGCTTGGGGAGGGGAAGGTCCCCACTGTGTCTTGAATCGTTACCGGACGCCCCGAGACTTCAATGGAGAAGGGGGACTCGATCTCCAACTGCAACTCGGGGTCGTAGTACACGGCTGTCGCCACATAGTACAAAGGCTCCCCGTTCGAGAGAGAACGGAACTCGTTTACGGCAACCGTGGGAGGGGTGTTCGCAGGACCGAAGATGCGGTTGTGGTTGAACAGGTAGAACTGTCGCTCCACCACACTAGACACGTTGACGACCGTTCGAATACGGTTGACAATCTCGGGGACTTCAAAGGTCTGAACGAAATCCGTCTTGACAAGGTTTTCTTGCTCTTGCTCCGTAATCGAAGCGGCAAGCTCGGGAGTAAGCGGCACGTCCTCTAGCTTCTCGATGACATCCGGAGACCGTGTTTGCGTCTCTTTGATCTTCAAGAAGAGAGGGTCCGCAGCAGGGGTTCCATCTGGGTTCGTTGCAATCGTGTTCGTAACATCGATCCCGCGCAGAAGTTGCTCTTCTTCCACCGTGGTCGCATCGGATACTGTGTTGAGACTGATAAGCTGGTAGCCGGAATCCCCACCTCCTTGGAAGCGTGCCGCGTAGAAGTTGATCCCAACAAAAGTTGGGTCGCTAATGCCCTCGACCTGGATGGTCACGGAGTCATCGAACTGCTCGATGGAGATGTTTGTAGGCGTTCGGCCAATAAGACCAACATCTGACTGCTGGACCAGCGTGACTTCAAGGGTAGCGGAATCCGAGACGGACCCGTTGAAGCCTACAGAGCGCACTCGAATGGTGTTCTTACCTTGGGTAAGCTCTAGTCCTTCCGGGAAAGCGGCGGGGTTTGGAAAGAAAAACTGGTCCCCCTCAAAGACAATCAGATCTGGATCGGACGTGAAAGCCCCACCTCGGATAGAGATTTGCATATCCACGGTTCCCTGATCGATCGTGCCCCGAAAGAATCGGTTGGGGATCGTCGTTGAAAAGACCGTGTTGTCTCGGGCAGTCCCATCAGGACCGATGATCTGAGGAGTAGCAACCATAGCTCAAAGTTACCTTACCGCGATGCCGGGGAGTGTGCGTGTACGAGGATCGAGGCCCAGCCCCTCTAATCCAAGGGAAAGCCCATTGGACCCGGCCAATGCCGCAGTGCCGGGGGCTGCAAATACCGTGGTGATGACTACCGGCTCGTTTGAAGCATTCGAGCAGACCACGTTTGTTCTAAACACCGTTGGGTCGGTGATCTCTATCGTCGTATCTACCGACAAAATCGTATTGAGTCGCTCTCGGGGAGAGACTTCCTGGAGCTGACTTTGAAGAAGCTGAATCCGCTGGAACAGCCTCAAGGCCGATACCGCATCTTCATTGATCACCGTCTGACTTGCAGGAAGCGCCTTGAGACCAATCCGGGTCGGGATCATCGACCCATAATCAGGAATGTACGGGTTGGATCCCTTGATCGTTGTAAGGATCTTGAGGACATCTTGGTTGAGCTTGTCCTCGTTACGAACCAAGAGAGGGTCCCCCGAGGCTGCTAAACGGTAGTCGTTTTCGATGCCGGTCGACTGACAACGACGGCACTTGTTTTGGAATGTCCGGTAGGTCACCGTAAAAACGGGGTTTCCACGGATCTGCGTCTTGAACTTGGGGAACCGTGTCGTAATGGACTTGACACCGGTAAGCCCAGAAAGCGTGACCAAGTTCGGCTCCTCAGCCAGCTCATAGCCAGGGTAAACTTGCCTTCCACGGGCGCGGATTTGATCCACGAACCCCAGGAGAGGGGCGGCATCTCCACTCACTTTGATCTGACTACCTGGCCCCCGTTCCAGTAGGTCCTGAATCTTCAAGATCCCGTCACGGTCCTCCGCAAGGATCTGAACCTTTTGGTTCCGGAAGGCCGCATTCAAAATCTCCACAACCCGAGAGGTAGGTACTCGGCTTCCTACCGGAAGCGCTACCGTAACCGAACTTGTGCGATTCGCTACCGTGAAGGTGTTTTCAAACTTCACGATATTGAAAGGCCCCGAAAATCCGCTGAAAATCTCGGCGAAACTGAACAGACCCGAAGGGGGGATCGGGATCCCGTTAGCCCGAATTACCACTGCATCGCTTACCCCGATGGGCTGAGCGGTGTTTAGAGACCTTCGGTCATCCCCCAAAGGCACCTCTTCCTCGATGGTAAGGTGCGGACACACATGTGCCAACTGGATGTCGTAGGACATTTCACCAGGGGGAAACTATAGGGTCACAAATGGATCCTCCCCCGGGTCATTGGGAAAGAGGGTGTCGTAAAGTGAGATTCCGGTCGGGTTGTCCCCTGTCCCTGAATTGATGGCCTCAAAGTTCGGGTTCCCGTTTTCATCGGTCACGTAGAAAACCCGGTCCATCTCAGTGACGATATTGGTCAAATTGAGGGCTTGAGAGTACCGATCCGGGTCATTCGGGTTCGGATAGTCTGGGACGGATCCCCCTACGGCTTGCTGAATCAGTTCATCCCGCTCTTGGATGAGCTGCTCTCTAAGGTCCGCCAGTTTGAGAATTCGGGACTCTAGGAGGGACAGCTCTTTGATTTCCTGAGTGGCCCATCGTCGGGCATAGTCCATCTTGATCGCAATCTTGGCGTTCGTGTCCCCCAAATCGATGTAACGACCGATCTTGGTATAGGGGTCCCGGATGAAGTTGGGGCGCCCACCTCGATACAGGCCGCCAGGGCCATAGCTATCTGTGGACTCCACCCCCACAATTCCCCCACCCGGCTGGTCAAAGGGGTTGTCGGGGACGCCAATATCCGTGTTTATCTGGTTCGGGTTTACCTCGGGATCTTCATCGGGGTCTAGGTCTGAGGCAAACTGCAAGTCATCTGGGGTCAAAAACATGGAAACGTTGTTGGGGTTTCCGCCCATGGCGATGTATGCCTGCACCAGCTTTTCCAAGGAGGAGCCCGCAGAAATGATGATGCCTTGACGACGTTCGGTGACGGTTTGAATGTCCGTCACTGCACCTTCCGGTGTTTGCACTTGGGTCGTTTGCTGCTCGTAAATGACCGTCACACGGCCAAGCTTACTCAGCTCCGAGTTGATGTACCGAAGACGAGCGGAAACGGCCTGGCGCTCACGGAGTAGGAAGTTACGCAAGAACCGATACTGGTTCTCCCGCATGGTCCCCAAGTAGTTGAAGGGCATCTAGCTCTTGCCTCCTACCTGTTTGAAGAACCGTGCGGCGGAGCCGGAGTCTCCGTAAGTCTCCATTGTGGTAAACCCGTCCTTCGCATCAGCTCCGAACGTCCCACGACCATCAACCCCTGCGGTCGTATGTGTGGGCAACATCTTGCCGCTGCTGGTCTGGGGAAATTTCTCCACCACATCGGCACTACCATCGTGTATCAAGTTCGCTGGCCAACGCCCGAGCTTTTGGCCTTCGGTCTGCCCCGCCTGCTGCCCCCCCGACATCCGCGGGTCCCACCCGTTTTCCGTGGGTTTGCGTCCGTGATTACTCACATCGTCTTCTGTAGGGACCCGACCCGCGTCAATATTCAAAGCCCCCGTGCCGTGCTTCACACAATTCTTGGCTACGTTCCCCTCAGACAGGGGCTTTCGAATCACTGTGATAATGCGCATCAGGTGTCCCCCTGGAAGAAGGCTCGGAAGATATCCAAAGCAATGTTCGGGATCCCACCGGCCAGGATGACCACCCCGCCGCCAATGGAGTCACGCTCGGCTGGGTTGGGCTCAATCGGCTTGTTCTGAGCACTTACCAGACCGGAGATAATCCCTGAAGTTCCGGGAGCCACAAGCACAAGACCCGCAGCGGGCGTGACGGACAAGAAGAACCGGAGAAGGAGCTGAATCAGGTTGTTGATTCGGTTCAAGAATGCCTGAAGCTCCAAGATTCTTGACTGTAGGAATTCGATGTATCTACGGATCGTCTCGGCAATGCTCTCGATGGAAGCCTGGATGCTCCGCAAAAGCGCCAAGATCTGATCAAAGAACTGGTCAATCGCAGGAAGCCCTTGGGGGAACAACCGGAACGTGATCCACCCACGCTCCTGGGGAGATACTTGGGGGCCTACCGCAAGTTGAAGAACCGTCGCCGCCGCTCGATATACCGAATCCGGAACCAAGTTTCGCACGTACGCAACCTCTTGGATCGTCCTGCCCCGACGCTTGTAGACGACTGGGAGATGCTCTACCGACCCTACGACGACGTTCGCATTCGGATTCACAGCCTCGAAAATATGAGGGAATCGTGGCAACACGGCATTGCTACGGCATTGAAAAGATGCCAAAGCCTGAGCCCGCTCTCCGACAAGTCCTAGCGACGAGGAGTTCACCCCGATACCTTCCGTGGTGTCATCCCTTGTCAAAAGCTCTAGAAGGCTAAACCCCCCATCGACGTTTGGGTCCAATGTGGTGGAGAACCCCGACTCTTGAAAGAGCACGCGGAAGTTGAGAAGATCCTCAGCGGCGTTTGCCGCAAACTGCCGCGTCGACAAGGGCGGGGCGTTTTTGGTAAACAACCGATTCGTCGTGTTGATGACGTTGATAAAGAGTTTTCTTCGGAAGGTCGCGGGGTCGACTCCGGCTTCGTCGAAGTATTTTCGGATCTGGCGACGCCCCACCAGTTGAGGCATCATGAACGATGCCAGATCTTCCATTTGAGTTTCCAACCGGGCCGTTCCCGCAAACTGCCCCCATTGGGTGGGGATCACACCGGTAATGGCCGTTTGCCCCGGTGTCGGTGGAAAGTCCAGGGGTCCTTCTGTGCCTCGGAATACCGTCAAATCTGACCGCGCGAGCACAAGAAGAGCCAACGCTTCCGATACGGCGCGAAGCCAGATCTCGGTACTTGCATCCGGGAACAAGATCTGCGTGACGGAGGAAGAAGGCCCCCGGTCGTTGAAGTCAATCTCCGGGTTCTTCATCGTGGCGACGGGGCCCTCCCGGTCTCGGAGGGTCGTCTCGTCAATCAGGTATTGCCAGTCCGTGTTGGACCGGATTGCCCGGGTGACTGCGCGGACTCGGACAAAGAATTGCTCCGGTCGGTCTCGGTCATTGATTCGAACCACGCGCCCATTTTGCTCGTCAAACTCGGCGGCAAAAGGCATCTGATCGAAAGTGAACGTGGCCCCGTACTGCCGTCCCGCAAAGAAGATCCCTTGGGAAGCAGGGACAAAGAATGTACGCTGGAGGTAGTAGTTGTCACCCTCTTGGAGTTGGTCCAATGGGATAGGGGTGGGGTCTGCAAGATTCTTGAGCGCATAGACCCGCGTAGCATCCGGTCGAGTCTCCCCCTGAAAGTTGATGATTGGATCGTTGAACTGAACCGACCCGCGGACCAAAACCTGATCGGATCCTCCTGTGAGGAGCACAGGGTTGCCTTCCTCATCAATGATCTGCGCAGCTTCTCGCTTTGCCAAGGGATTGGTCAGTGCCAATGTTTCCGTCGTTCCCTCGATCGCGCGTTCGTACACGAGAGGAAGCCCTTGACGCAAAGTGGAGAACTCAACCAGGAATCCCGCAGGAGGGGAAACAGGGATATCCGGGAAGATGGTGCCACCGGGGATCGGTGCCATCTCCCAGGTGAGGTTCACGGCATTGTAAGGACTTGCCGGGTTGTTGATCTCACCCGCGTTACCGCGGGGTCTAAACCCTCGAAAGAAGCTCTTGTTATACGAGAAGATGGTTGCCCCGTCATACCCGTAAGTCGCACGAACGTTGTAGACCTGATTTTGGAGACGGGGGACAGGTACACGACGGTTAAACAGTCGCAGGATACTGGAAATGAGCCGGATGATACGATTGACGCCCCGGATATCAGTCCCAGCGTACAAGAATACGGCAATGACCGTAGAGAACTCAGAGATGTCGGGTCGATTGGGATCGTTCGGGTTGGTCAACCGATTGAGCATCCGTCGTTCATACTGAAGGAAGCCACCACGCAGTTCTCGGAAATCCGGGCCGTTGAGGACATAGAAATCCCCGTGGAGGTAAACCCCCGCCTGTCGGAGATCGTTTAGGAGGGCTTCGATAAGCCGCTGAATTCGCTCAACGATGGCAACCACGGGGTCCAAAAGCCCCGTTGCAAAAACCTTCAGAACCTCAAGAACCTGAACCAGAACCGTGAGGATATTGACCAGCGTCGTGAAGAACTGGTCGATTGCCTGGCGCGTGGGTTCCAGGAAATCGGGCACAGCAAGCTCCACGGTCTGCCATTGACCGAGGATGCCTTGCTGTTGTGGTCCCTGTTCTGGATTCGACATTTATTGTCCGCCACCTCTCTTGAGGCGATGAAGCTGCACATTGAGCGTGTCAACTTCCTTCACATCGTTCTCAATCTGGTCTTCCAAGATACCTGCCAATTGCTTTAGAAGCTCTGCTTGACGCTCAAACATCGGCAAAGTAGTGACTTCTTTCTCCTCTTCATTGTGGACCCAAGATTCAAACGGGATGCCACCTTCTCGCAGTTTTTCCTTGACCTCCTCGGGGGTCATTTTGGAGACATCGAAATCGAAGTCGTAATGTGCCTTCTTTTGGGCCATCAGGTAGCACCCTTCGTGGAGAAGAAAAACCGTGCGGCAGATTCGTCGCCGAACCCCCCTACTGACCCGCCCGGGTTATTGCCCGCGAATGCCCCATATTGGCCCGAGAACTTCCCCGCTTTGTCGACCCCGCCCGAACTCTTCCCCGTCTGGGGAAATTTCCCCACCACCTCGGCACTACCATCGTGGATCAAGTTCGCCGGCCAACGTCCCTTGGTGCAATCCCATCCGGGAGGAAGACCACCATCCACTTTCCCGCCGACATAACTATCCTTGCGGAAGCCTGGCTCGCCCCCACTTCGAGCAGAAAGTTTTGCCATATCTTCCTTCGGCCCTAACCCCACCCGGCAAGCGTCGATATTCAACGCCCCCGTACCGTGCTTCAAACAGTTCTTGGCTACGTTTCCCTCAGACAAGGGCTTTCGAATCACTGTGATAACTCTCATGATCTACCGTCCTGTAGCGATTTTTGAAGCCGTAGTTGGCGAAGCTGGTTCTTCCTGCGCTTATCGAACTCGTTTTGGAATCGTTCCACTGTTGCTAGTGTACCATCCTCCCGGTTCGTTCGGAAGCTCAGCCATGAGAAGCGAAGCTCCCGAAACTGATCATTGTTGTCCAAAACGTCCGTGATCAAGTCCGGGAGCACGGGACGCCCATCCCCCTCCGGAGCATTCGGGTTGTTCGCGTTGTTGTTCAACGCCGCAAAAGATGGCACATTGACCTGCCCTGGGGGGAACTCGTTATCCAAACGGAAATCGTTGATGTAGAAGCGACGATCTAGAACCGACAAACAATCCGAGGTATTGGCAAAGGGAGAGATCCCGACTTCCCCTCGAACGCCGTTGACCAGTTCATTTGAGATCACGCCTTTACCCTCATCTGGGATCAAGGGGTTCCCCAAATCCGCAATGTGGTTGTCCCGCTGGAATACAAAGTACGATCCCGACTTGTCCCCTCGGAAGAACACGTCAAATTCCTCAAGGAACGACAAGGTCCGCTCTCGGATAAAGAGCGCCAGATCTACAGCCTCTTCGGAGAACAAGCCGCTTGGACGCAAAATCTTGTACCCAAAGGGTGCGATCGAGAACAGGTTGTTTCGATAGGAGTTAGGGGGAGACCCGTCCTGGCCAGCAAAGGCTGTAGGACGCAAATCGTTTTGACCCTCCACGAGGTTGGTCGCAAAGGGTGCTGCGGAGTTTGAGACCGTAGGGTACACGGCGTACTCGATCACTGTACCGAAGGTCACATTTGGCGCCCCCAAACCCCCAGCAAAGGAGTTCCCGGACTCGACGATCACCGTATCTTCCGTCACCTCCGACACCCGGTACCACCCGCGGTTGTCATCCAACTCAGATGGGGCTCCTGCCTGGAAAGGCACCTCCTGTCCCGACTGAGCCACAGTACGGTTAGGCACACTGCGGTCGCCGAAGGGCCTTGACCCGCGCTCTAGACCCGTACCAGGAACCCCTCCGGTGCCTCGAAGATCCCCGGCCGGATCAATGACAACAAGGTCCCCTGGCTGAACCCCCAACGCTGCAAAGTTTACGGCCCCATCCGTATCTCGAACTGCCCGGTCTTGCAGAGGATCTTGTTCGGTTGCGACAAAGCCGCCCGTTTGAGTTGCGTAGTTCGCACGTCGCTCAAGCAATACTTGATCCGTGATCAAGTCTAAAAGCTGGTTCCCGTTTTGCTCCTGGGGCACAGGGGCATTCCGTAGGTAGATCTCGAAAGGCTTGCCTGCTGCCTGCGCCGCGGAAAGTGCAGTGATCCCCGGCGCTTTTAGCACCACTTGGGTCCCACTTTGCACCGCCGCGATCTCAACTTCTTCCAGAAGCGTCCCGTCATCGTCCAAGAGTCGGAAGACATCATTCGGGAAGATCCCCACGTCGGGGTCGTCAAAGGGACCCAGGTTGGTCCCTCCGGCCGCCGTGACCACAAACGGCCAACTCCCACCGTTGCCCACGACGGCGGGACCGAAGCTGGAGACGGTGCCTCGACGGGTTTGGTAAACGAATCGAAGCGGATTGAGAATGTCTGCGATCCCATCAAGCACATCATGGAACCGTCGAATGCGCCGAACTTGGAAAAGAACGGTCTCGGGCGTGGTAGCCGCGCCGAAGGAGGGTCCGTCCCGGAACCCCACTTGAGAGGGCGCCAAGCTATTGGCGGTGTCGACCACGTAAGGCCCAGCCCCGGTCAGGTTCTGGACAGGGCGAGGGAAGGTAGGCTCCAGGAACAGGCCCGTCTGGAGCCGCAAATCGGCCGCCAACGTGTCGGTCGGGAACAACGCATCGACGGAGCTACCTCCGTGAAGGGCCGCCCAAACGGGCCCTGTGAGCCCAGACAAGTCCAGCACCTCGGCAACGTTCGGATAGACCACCGCATCTTCCGTGATCTGGAACTGCCCAGGGGCCACGGGGACTGCCGGACTTAGCGCAAGCTGGTCAGCACCGGGGGGGTTGTTGACAATCACATTGCCAGCACCGGAGAGGGCAAACTGCTCGTAGTCAAACGACTGAGGAACACCGTTGACGTTGTCCAGCGTAATGTTCCGGAACCCAAATCCAGTACCACCGCCCGCAAACGAGAACGTGCCGTCTCCTTGGAACCCGACTGCATTTCGGTTAGGAGGGGTCGGGTCCTGTGACCGGTCCAGTCGGACCTCGACAAGCACAAACCCAGTGACGGGTGTGCCGACAGCAAGAGCGTCAAACACAGCATCCGGAACCGGAGTAGCCCCGTCTGCCTCCAGACCAGATCCCTGCTGGACTTGGAACTCCCCAGTTACGGGATTGACCCCGATGTAGTCCAAGCTGATTGTTTGCGTGATGTCTTGGGTCTGGATCACAAAATACAGTCGGCCTGTAGGAGCAAAGGCATTCGCACCCGTTGACAGGGTTACGTTGTCCACGGTCACTTGGGCCGAAGACATGTCCACGCTCACAAGCAAGGGGAATCGAACCTGTGCCCAGCCTACCCCCGTGTTGAAAGGAACCGTTTGTGTGGATGTCCCCAGGATCTCTCGATAGGGGTTGATCCCCGTGGGGGATTCGGAGAACTTGACAAGATAAGTGCCTGCCTTGGTTGTCGCCTGTCCTGCCACATCGGTTTCTACTACGACAACATCCCCAGGCTGAACCCGGTCTAAACCACCGTTTGTAATGGTGGTGTTGATGATCCGGTTGTCGAAGTCAGGGTTGGTAACCGCGCTCTCCGCAAATCCAGAGCCCTGACAAATGATGCCGCCCTCGTCTTGGTCCGAGGATGGGATAGCCGAGAACACAACCTCCCCGGTAGAGGCGATGACACCGTTCCCAAAGCCTTCAAACCCAGGGACCTTGATGCGCCCCACTCCGGTATTGGGATTGAAGTCACCTCCGGCTGTAAACCCTGAAGCTCGCTCCGGGAAAGTGAAGGGAGCGTTGCCATTGACCTCCAGAGGCCCGTTGATCGTCAAGGCATCGGTACCAGACCCCGACACAAAGAACACTGAGAGTTGGCCAAAAACATCTACACCATCGATGGGGGGCGCATTTCGGTCAAGGACCGTTCGCAAGTCCAACGCTTCGACAAAGCTCAAACGGTCATTGTCGATGAAAGCTCCAAAGGAACCCGTGTTGGCTGCGACATTACCGTTGTCACTTGTATCCACGTCAATGGTGAACTCCAGTGGCAAGGAACTTCCCGGGTTGAGAGGGTCTTCTGGAAGCTCTGGTGCAGGACCAAGCCCGATCGTCACAAACGGGTTCGTGGTGTCAATGGTAATCAAGTTGTCCGTCGCCGTAGGCAGCACGTTGATTCCCTGCGCACCTGCGTTACCTGTAACGGTGGGGGCTCCGTTGTTGATGTCGATCACCACGCTTTGCAAGAACGTGTTCGTGTTCGGGTTGAACAGATTGATCGTCACTCGGTTGGCGTTGTTCGGATACGGCAATCCTGAAGGGTTGAAGATGTCGTTGAGACCCCCGTTCGTTACCGCCGGTTGTCCATTATTGAACACCAGGAAAGCGGTCGAGATCGAGGTAATGTCGAACGTGGTCTGCGTACCCACCCGAGTCACCACAATGCCTGGAGGCGTTGGGTTCGGCGGTTGGTTGACAAACGCCATAGCATTCAGGAAACGGTAACGAATCCTATCGCCAACCCGTGTCGGGGATACAAAACGAGGGGCCTCGAACGTAGATCCACCGGGACCACCGTTGACTGCCCCAACGGACAAGATGCCCTGTGTTCCTACAGGAATCGTGGTCTGGTTCGTCTCCACGAAAAACAGATCGAACTCACGAACAGGACCAATCCCCTGCCCAGCCACAAAGGCGGGCTCTGCATTGAGGCTCGTCGTAAGCGTTGCGGGGATCGCCGGGAACGCGAAGGTGGCAATCACCTGTCCGTCCACGCCTTGGATTTCATCGGGGTAGATGGCCGAAGGCTGAGGGGAGTCAATGAACAAGGTGTTGAATGCCTGCTGTGCCTCGCCGAGTCGGTTCTTCTCCGTGTTTGGCGCCACCAGGTAGGGCAAGGAGTAGTCCCCTGAGTCATTGAAGGGGCCCCCAATCAAGGCCGGGATCTCCAACGGTTCCGTCCGTGAGTTTCGGAACCGTACGTCGGCCTCAAGGTTGGTCAAAGGCGACGGTGGCCGCTGTCCCAAGATCTCCTTGAGCCCCAGAATGGAAGGGTCCTTGAACGAGGAAAAGGTACCATCCTCGTACTCACCATCACTTCGATCCACCCGAAGGTCGAACTGGATTCGATAGCCCGGGAGCCCGGTAACACTGGCTTCCAACTCCGCAGCGGTCGGGGGCTGGTTTGGATCGCCGCCCATCCGCACATCGGCATCCGGTGGTGTCACAAAGAAGGTGTCCCCCTGGAACAATTCCACGGGGCCGACTGTGGACTGAGCGTCTTCGGAGACTTCTTGAACTTGCGACGATGAAGTCAGCACGTTCCCATCTTCATCGGCAAAGGTAGCAATGCACCCAAGCAACACCTCTCCCACGAAAACAGATTTCAGCGTGGTGATATCCGTCCCGGGAGGGAACTGGAACGAGAAGGCTTCGCCCGAAGAAACGTCAATGATCCGTCCGTCCGGACGGCCAAAAGCTACCTTGAGTTTCCCTTCGGTGAAGGGTGGGGTGAACAAGTCAGGGTCCCCCGTGGTGAGATCGATGGTTTCTCCCCCCTGGGCCGCCAACTGGGACACATCAGGAAGTCCGTTTTGAGCCAACGGTAGGTCCTGAAGAGTAAGCGGGGTGGCAATCACCGCGGGGCGCGGTTGACTACTAAAGGTTGTACCTCCCGCCGCAGCGATCTCGGCATCGAATTCTGGGAACCCTGTCTCGGAATACGCAAAGACCCGTGCCCGAGGAAGGCGGGGGCGAACGTTGATCGATCCGATGTTCGTGATTTGACCAAGTACGGGGTTGCCGATGTCACCGATGGCCTTGCCAAAGGTGGAGGCTCGCTTGGGGAGTGTAATCCCGTCCCCTGAGATGGAGAAACGCCGAACGCGCTTGCGGAAGGCATAGACTCCAGGCTTGATCGGGTCCGACTCAAGGTCCGATCCGATCCCCGGATCGGTCAGCGTGAATGCTTCTGCCCGCTCTGGGAAAATGCGCGAGAATCGACTGGGCTCTCCGACCAGTTTGTAACGGCCAAAGGATTCCAGGCGGAAGGGAAAGAGCCGCAACCGCTTTCGGGTGCGAGAGACCAGAACGACATCATCTACGTCGTTCATGATAAGGTCACTTTGCTGCCCCCGAAGATCGTCTAACAGATCTGGATCGATGAAGGGACCGATGATTTGATCCCCATTGAGGGACGCCCCGTTAGGCTGGACAAGAGGATCACGCCGCAGGAAAACGATGTTGCGGTTGTAACCGAACCAAAGCTCAGAGAAGATGTTTCGACGATTCAGCTCTCCGGTGATGGCATTCTCGAACCCCGGAGGAGTGAACTCGTTATCGCGCCCGATGAAGAATCGGAACTTGCCATCTCGGTCTCCAATAATGTCTCCGGAGATCGTCTCAAGCACTTGCTCATAAGCGACGACCACCTCATTGTAGAACTCCAGGAAAACCCTCGCAGCCCTGTCCTCATCCTCCAGATTGCGACCTTCGCTCCGCAGGCCGACGTTGCCCTGATTCTTGTTTTCGATGGGCGGGATCACAGCCCCTTGTGGCCCTTGTGACGGCAGCAACGCCGACACGTCCCGGGCCACTTCATCGGCTACTTCGCCCAAATAGCGCAGAAGCGGGGTGGTGCGGAAGTACCAGGAATCCGGCTGACTAAAGGTGTACTGTGCCCGCAGGATGCCCCGCAAGAGGTTGTTTTCCTCAGAGGGCTGAATGATATGGGCAAACTGAGCCAAGAACTTGGGAAGGAGAAGCTCCCCGTCCTGGAGGACCGGGAAAAGCCCACGTTGAGCCGTGCGCCGAAGGTACAACGCCTGTCCGGGCAACAGTGGGCCCTGTGGAGGATCCAAGAACTGAAGGTCCCCTGTAGACAGATCGATCTCGTACTCAATCGATTCCCGGAGTGTGCGACCCGGAAGCTCTAGCCCCTGATCGTTGATCTCTCCAAAGAGGATCAACTCGAAGCGTTGATCGGACACGAGTGCTCCGAGGCCCACAAAGGTGCTCGGAGTAGGCGCATACACAGGGCGCCCCGAGATACGCGCATCATCCTGGTCGGCGTTAAACCCACGAGGGAAGAATGCCGAGATGTCCACCTGAGTCCGGGTCCCGTTGTCAATCAGCGTCGACCCGGTGATCACGAAGGGAAGTCCCCCCAGCTCCAGGATGTGACCCGCAACGGCCAAGTTGGTCAGATTGCCGTCAAAGATGATGTCTTGGCGACCACGATTGATGGGGTCATACGAGTTAGGTACTTCAATGAAGAAGCCGTCGTTAGCGTCCGGGTTGAACGCTTTGGCTACGGGATCACTGGACAAGACCGAAATGGAGTCCGTGCTGGGATCCTTGGATCCTGCTTCAAGTTGCGTCGGTGGCGTAAACTCTACTAGCGTACTGTTTGTGCTTGCATCGTAGCTCACTGCCGTGATGTAGAACGCAAACTCCCCGACCCGCAAGAGCTGTCCCGCCACAACATCGGCCGTCCGATCCGTTTCGAGAGTGAAGCTTGACTGGTCCGCTTCGATAAAGAAGGGAGGACGGAACACCGGCTGCTGAGACGTAGTGAAAGTAACCTCGCCTCCAAAGGTTTCCAATACCGTATAACTAATGCGGACATTGGAAGTATCCGGTACAGGGTTTTGGAAAATGATGACCGAGGGTTCGGGCTCCACCGTCGAAACAGGAGAGTTTCCAACATTGGTCAATGTTGACCCAATGTAGACCGCCACACCCTCTTCGACCGTCCGACCCGTGGGGTTGAACGTCCACCGTGTCTGGTCGTTCGTGGGCGTTGCAGTCTCTAGTGAAACCGTCAAAGGAAGAAACTCGATCACCCGAGTCGGAACCGGAGTCCCCTCTGGATCATTTTCCGGTGGGGTGAGCAGTAGGTCACCAGTTCCATTCTCTGCCAGGAAGTATTCCGCCTCGACAAGCTGAAAATCTCGCAGCGGCTTGGAGAACAAGAAGGACCCCTGGATTGGGTTCAAGGTCACATCCTGAGCATTCTCAGTGACCATCAGCTCGACAAAGTAGACATTCTCCTCGCTAAAGGCCGTCAAGTCCCCCAAAGAAAGGTTGATTTCCCCGGACGTGGGTGAGAACTCTGCTACCCCTTGTGGAAGGGAGATTGGGCTTGTAGCCGGGTCAAGGAACTCTTCAACGTAGATCGTGTCGGAACCTTCGAACTGATTGAGAACCTCGGACCCGAAATTGAGAAGCCCATCAAAGTCTTGAACTTCGATCACGTCTCCGGTCAGGTTTGACGTGACGGTCGGAACTTTGACGAGATCCCCGTTTCCAAACGTGTACGTCTTGTTCCCCACACGGATGGAAAAGTTGTTGTTGGCAAACCTCTCCGTAGACACCCCCGGAACAAACTGCGTGTCGTTGGACACCTGCCCCAGGTTTTGCGTGCTCAAGGATCGAAGCGACGCCGAAGGGCTGCCGTTGGGCAATCCAAACCGAAGACTGATTTCCCGTCCAGAGTTGAGGGCATCCCCCACCACTGCCACCAATCGGTTCATGGACTGAGCCGTTGGGGTCCCCGGATTTTCCCCAAGGTCACTCAGCACTCGAATCCGGAAAGGCTCCTCGGGGAGATGCTGGAACTGGGTAAACTGGACATCGGCGACGATACCTTCATCGAAAGTGTCCCTGTCCACGCCTTCAAAAAGCTCCCAAGGTACGGCAACCCCATCCGCTGGAAAAGGCTGCTCGACGGTCAACGTATTTGGCAACGTGGCATCGGAGGCAACAACGTAGGTTCCCTGGGCATCCCCGGCTTGGATTTGAAGCTGGAATCCCTTTTTGACCCCCAGAGCCACGAAATCCACATCAACGCTGTTGTCGATAAAGGTCGTGCTGCCCGCAGTGAAAGCCCCGCGACCCCCGAGAAATACGGAAGTCCCTACCTGGTTGATCAAGGTGAGACGCCCCGAGGCGCCCCCATCAAGAACCAAAAAATCCTCGTTTAGAACCTGAGTCTCAAACGGGGAGCCTTGCTCCGATACACGAAGACTGTTCGATGGAAGTCGAAAGCTCTGGGCGATAATCCGTTGACGATCGAGCTGGATCTCCAAGGAGGGTTGCTCGACAAAGCTAAACTGCCGACGCCGGTCGGCCCAGAAGAGACGACGTGTCCCGAAATCATAGAACACATCCTCGTAGTTCTGGAGGTTACGGAACAGCAACCCGTTTTGGAAACGGAAGAACACCCCGTCGTCATATCCCGGGATATCCTCCAAGGGAGGCCGATCTAGCAACACCACCGGGCTTGGCGAGATCGAGGACACGAGTGCCACATCGTCAAATCGATCGATATGGTTGACATCCGAGATACTCTCCTGCCGGCCCCCTAGATTGAGAGGACTACGGAACACTCCGAGGTTCGACCCGTTGTCAGGCAAAAACCTAACCTCGGGAGGATCGAACGGGTTGGGCCCTTGTGAAGCCGCAGGGACATTGAGCAACCAGCCGGGAAGGAACCCGAGCGCAGCGGGGCCCGATAGGTCCTTCTCACCACCCGGACCAAATCCGATCTCAATCTGACCCCAACGTTTACCGTTGATTAGATTTTGAGTCTGGAGAGCAATCCGGTCTCCCAGCACGATGGCGGACCCAGGGCCCGTAATCACCGCATTCAAGCTCTGGACGATTTCTTCCGGAGTGAACTCCCCCCCCTGGGAAGTAGAAACGCCCCCGGGATCCGTTGCCGCGTCCCAGGTATACGTGAGCCCTCCAATGCGGAAGACAAAGACTTCATCCCCTTCAAGGAAAAACGCCCCCCGCACCCGAGAGAACATCCGAGCCTGGTCATGGTAGACAGCGGGTTGGACGCTGGTCTGGAGGAAGAACAAGGCTTCCCCGTTGAATCGCTTTCGGTCCTCCTTTGAAAGGATGACCTGAGACCCTCCAGCCTTCTCACGCAAGTCAACGATCGCAACGTTCCGAGGAAGCTGGAAGTCAAACCGGGGAATCTCATCATCATCGTCTACGAGACGAACAGACCGAATCTGCCCGGACTCGCCGAAGAAGAAAAGATCCCAAGGCCCTCGAACATCACGTACAAGACCCGACTCGTTTGGTCGGATACCCGGAGCAGTAGAGCCGTTTGGAGGAAAGCCCGTCCCATCCAAGCGAAACTGCACACCCGAAACCCCCGGAGAGGGGAGAGGGGAAGCATCCGGGATAAACAGAGAGTTGGATGAGCTAACGGTCGTCGGTTGTCCCGATCCGTTTACAAGCTGTACCGGGGCCTTGGTCTGCAAAGGCCGCTGCGTCAGGCTCAGTCCATCATAGAAAACCTGTGCCCCTAGGTAAAGGGAATCGAAGGTCGCAGAATCCGGATCTGCCTTGTCGATGTCGATCTGTGAGAACTTCAATCGGCCTGTGGATAGGGAAACCCCCACTTGCCCTTCTTCCACGACCAAAACCTCCAACAGGGCATCGGTGTCGACAATCTTGGCGTCTAAGAATTGACGGTTCCCAATTCTGACAAACGGAAAGTCCGTAGGCCCCGGGATAGGTGCCAAAAAGAGGGGGTTCCCGGCCGAAGTTTCCAGTTCTCCAAGAGGCTCAATGTTTGTCGGATCGCTCTGCGGCTGATCGATGAAACCTTGGTACGAATAGAAGATCGTCTGCCCAGCGAAGGCATCCACAAAGGCCGGGTTCCACACCAGCTCCCCTGTCGTCTGGCCCACGATCGCCGACAAGGTAGGGTCAGTTGCGAAGTCGAAGTCCTGGACTTCATCGTCGAGCACCACCCGAATTCCCCCAAACCCCGAAGAGGATACTGGCTCTGCCACGGGCATCGAAGTGCTATCGGGACGGCGACCCAGCCGTACCATCGAGTACGAGTCTGCGTCCCCACTATTGCCAGGGAGAAACCCCCCAACCCGAATCCGAGGAGCAGGGGACAACACATAAGATTCCCCCACCAGGAGACGGTTCAGATTCCGAGGGGGAGTCCCCTTCAAGGGGGCCCAGCGTCCTCGTTGGCCATCCCACTTGAATCGGGTTTCGTAACGATCGTTCTTGGTCCACCAAAAGGTAGGGGCAGCAAGAACCGTCCCAATCCGTCGAACAGTGTCCCCGCGCTCCGCTGAAAGGCCGCCACCCAAAAGAGACAGGAGGGCCGAGTCCGTAATCGTAGCCGTTGAAGTTACGGGGTTCCAGGCAATGGCATTCGAAAGATCGAACTCATCTCCCGTATCTCCACGCACCGCCACAAGCGTGGTCACGTTCTGGATCGTGCGGTTCGCCTGGTCGAAGATGAAAACTCGATCGGTCCCGTCCGTAAGCTCCACCTGAGAAGAGCTTGTGAATGGGTTGCCCGGATCGGGATCAGGAATGATCTGGATCACCGTCAAGTTCCCGGCACCGACAATGGCCCGGGATTCCCCCAGTACCTCAAAGTCTGCCCGATCCTTTAGATCGGCCGTGTTGGCGGCGAAGATCAGATATTCAGTCTCCGTCTCACCTCCCGGCTCCAAAAGCACCGCCGCCCGATACTGGTCCTCAGAGACAGAGGTGAACTGAGGGGCCGGGATCTGATAGCTCAAGGGAGGCAACGACTTGTAGTCTTGCTCGACCCCGTTGGTGGGCTCATCGGTCGCAATAGCGTTCGCCGGGGCAACCCGAGGGGCCCGAAGCACAAATCCTGACAGCGCAAATCCCATGATGTTCTCTTAGAATACCCTCGAAATGCTCGTTCCACCCGAAGGAAAAACCCCAGGAGGGCCGGCTACCGCTCCAAATCCTGAGCCCGTTTGTACTAGAGCCGCAATCCCTGTGCTCAGCCCCGAGGCAAGCTGAGCTGCTTGTTGACCGTTGATCCCGGCTGCCTGAAGGTTCGCCAAAAGGATCGGCAGAAGGGTCGCGGGGTTGCTAATGGACACTTTCGTGATGTCCGTGCCGGTACCCACTCCTACAGATACGCCAATATACGAAGCATTGACATTCAAAATAGCTACGAGCCCCGCTTCGATAGCCGCTCCAAGCCCTTGTGCCGTAGGGCCGTTGAGTCCTACCGAGTTCAAGGCAAAAATGATCTGTCCCGTGGGGACAAAGGTAACTTTTCCTGTAGCCGTCCCGGCCCCCAGAAAGCCAGCAGTCACCCCGTTGAGCAAAACGTTCGTGGGGCTTTGAAACCATACGGGAAGGGAGGCGCCAATGGCCTGCGCGATTCGGGGCAGATCTTGCGACCCCGGGTAGACGGCGCCTCCTGCTGCGATAATCGAGGCCGTGATCTCTGGTCCGGTCAAAGGCATTACGGTAACGGTGGTCCAAGTAGGTGTCCTGGGCTCCCAAGGCCCAAGAACTGGAAAGGAAGCCCGGTAAGGGGATCGATATCGGATCCGTTGAGGATACCGCCAACGGCCCCTACGCCGCCCAAAATAGTGGTCCGACCGGATACCCGTGTCGTAGCCAGGGAAGATACGGATACCCCTGTGATACCCCGTAGCGAGGCGTTTTGAAGAGATGTCAGGCGCATCCCGCCCACCGCGGAGAATGCACTGATCCCTGCGAGAGAGCCTACGGTCAGGCTGTTCGTGCCCGCGCTTGCGGTATAGGTGCCCACCGTCGTCGAGTACGTCATGTTGCCGACGACAATATTCGTCCGGTGGTTCCCGAACAAGAACCTCTCTTGCCGGTCGCCGAACAACATCAAATACTGGTCCGTAAGTCCTCCAGCGTGTCCTGTGGCTGGGTTGGCCCCGAAAGTGACCTTTCGAATAGGCAGGTTGGTCGGAAGAAAGTTCTTGGGACCAGAGTAAAGGGTGTTTTCACGTCCCTGCACAGTGCGGTCGAGGGTGTTGCATTGGGTAAGGAACTTGTCTGTGAAGACGTTGAAGCTTTGCTTCGGGGTCGCCGTGACCTCGTTGGTATCTACCAACTGGATCACGTCGGATCCCGAAACCTTGACGGCACGTCCTGCAAGCAGGTGAGTGTTCCCGGTCGGAGATTCCAAGAGCAGGCTCGGCAACTGCTGTTCGCTAAGCTGGTCAGGATTGAGGCGAGCGGAAAAACTCCCCTGCGTTGTCGGGCCCCGGGCGGAAAGCTTGATTGCTCCGGTGCCTGTCGTTACGGCAAAGCCGAAGTTGTTGACATCATCCCCTTCCTCAAAGTTCAAGTTGACCGCGGGAGCAATGAACTCCATCGGCCCTCCTGATTGGACCTTCATGCCCCCCGACATCCCAACTTCAACCGAGTTTTCAAGTTGGGGGCCCGAGACATATGCCTTGAATCGACCGTCCTTTGTGACCGACGAGAACATAGGCAAGTTGGCGTTGGAATCCAACGGATTGACTACTTGGAAAAGAGACGCTGCGTGCTCGCCAATCTCGACGCCAAGTCCCGATTCCATCCGTGGATCTGACTTGTTGCCGTCAAAAATCCTCGGCACGAGCGGAAGTGCATACAGGTCTCTCCCGCTCGATGAGAACGCATCATTCCCGACCACCGACCCCAGCACAAACGTGATGAAGGGTTGGTTGGAGCTTAGAAGATTTTGGTCTGCTGAGGAGGGCAGGCGATCGGCATCAAACCCGTCTGTTTGCTCAGTAACTGGAAGACGCCCGTCTGAAGTGTGGTCCAGCTCGATCCGGTACTCAGTAAGGGTGTCAGCCTGCCCAAGATCTTGTAGAGTTGCCGAGTTGACCGGAAGGGCCCCCGCGGCCGGGTTTGGATCGTAGGCCACACGGAACAGGGGCTTGCCTCCGTATTCCGCATCCGAGACTGTTTTTTGGGCATCCCGGATAAAGCCGTCCGGCCCAAGGAAAAGTCCCCGTTGAAGAAAGCTATATGGGTCGAGGGACTCGGAAAATACCTGCCCCGAATCCGGGAAAGGGAACCCCGGATCGGACCGTTGAAACACGGGGTGAGGGGTCAAGCCCCCCGACTCAACTGGAGCGGCTCCCAACAAGAAAGACGAAAGGGGCGCTCCACTTTCTGCTTGTTTCCCTGCTGCCCAATTGGTCCCATCGCTCACCATCCGGGCTGGAAGGAAGGTGGCGTCACGTTGGACCATCCCGGAGTAAGAGCGGACTCCAGCGGTCACATGGAACTGCTGTAGTGACCGGCATACAATCGCTTGATCCTGGTCCCGGATACGAATCTCGTTCGCACGCCGGTTCGTGATCAGCACTCCCTCGTCGAGGAAAATGTCGGAACCCTTGGACGATGACAAAAAGATGTCACCCGGGTTCATGGCCCGCATTTTGTGCCGCTGCCGCGTGTAGATCCCCTCGAACTCTGCACGGTTCTTGGGGTTTAGGTCTGCTTCGGTTGCCAGGAAATCCTGCGTGGGCAACCATTCCATTCCTGCGGTTGCAGAGATCGGGAACCAACCCAAAATACACGGGATCTTGGAGTGGAAATACCCGATCACACACACGTCACCAGGCTCCGGAAGGGCGCCAATAAAGTGACGCGCCCCCGCAGCAGGGTAGCAGTTGGTGATGGGCGCCCGTTGGAACTCATCGTCCTCCCCCACAAAGACTCGGAGAGTCACCTCATGGGTCGTGTAATCCACGCGAACCACCCGGGCGAGGCCCAGGGGGGCCCCGGCGGTGCGTGATGGAGATCCGGACTTGGCGCGCTTACGACGGGTCGCTTCAAGAGCGATATCCCCCTTGGAAACGTCCCCGGACGGGAAGGATGAAGGTTTAGCCATTGGTGTCCTCCGGATCTAATCGTGGAACTGGGGGGCTACTCACCGAGGCTCCCGTAAACGACCCCGTAGTCAAAATACCGGGAGCGAACCCCCCTGCTAGATCAGGATTGGCCGTCTGGAAAGCCTTGGTGAAGTTGGTCCCAAAGATGGCCGTGAAATCGGTGGCGCTTGGACTAGAGCTTTGGAAGGACCCTCGGACTTGCGCCATGTAGGTGAAGTAATCATTCTCTCGCAAGAGAATCGTTTCCGACAGCAACGCGGTAGCCGGATCGCGGTGAGAGTCGAGCCCCTCAACGGTC